ACGGTTGGTTAAAAACTAAACAGGCAAGTTTATTCTTTAAGAACCCATTACATAAAAACGAAGCAGAAAACAAGTTAGAAGAATTAAGTAAAAAACTTATAGAAGACCTTAAACAATTTGCGCCTAAATACCCAACCTTAAAACGAACCAAAGAAAAGAAAGACTATTTATTAGTAATTGATCCAGCAGACATACACATAGGCAAACTTGCAGATTCATTCGAAACAGGCGAAGACTATAACAACCAAATAGCCGTTAAACGTGTCAAAGAAGGCGTACAAGGCATTTTAAACAAAGCGCAAGGCTTTCCAATAGATAAGATTTTATTTATAGGCGGTAATGATATTCTACACATAGACACACCCCACCGAACTACTACCAGCGGAACGCCACAGGACACAGACGGACAATGGTATTCAAACTTTCTAATAGCTAAACAACTTTATGTTGATATACTTTTACAACTGATCGCAATAGCACCTGTACATTTTACGTACAACCCAAGTAACCACGACTACCAAAGCGGTTTTTTTCTTGCTGACGTTATACAAACGTACTTTAGAAACAACAAAGAAATAACTTTTGACTGTTCAATAGCACACCGTAAAGCGTATTCTTTCGGAAGCAATCTTATAGGAACTACACACGGAGACGGAGCAAAGCACCAAGACTTACCTTTGCTTATGGCAACAGAATTTCCTGTAGAATGGTCTGAAACTAAACACAGATACATTTACACGCATCACGTTCACCATAAAACAAGCAAAGACTATATAGGAGTAACCGTAGAATCTTTACGTTCTCCAAGTGGTGCAGATTCTTGGCATCACAAGAAAGGTTATTTGTCTTTAGCTGCAGTAGAAGGTTTCATACATCACCGTGAAAACGGACAAGTAGCAAGACTTACACATTTATTTTAATTTTTTTTGTAGTATTTACAAGACTTACAGACGTTTTTTGCATTTATTTTGTTAAAAAGTGGTTTTTTATTGTTGATAATTGATTACTATTTTGTAGATTTGTGTATACAAAAACAAAAAAACACTTAAAAAAAATGACAAAAAGAGAATACATTAAGAACTTTAAGCAACTAAATAAAACGCTTTCATTCATAGAAGACTTAAAATTAGATATTCAATATCTACAAAATAAATTGCATAATGGATTTTATAAAAGTCAACTTGATAAGAACTATAAGTCTTCTGATTTAGAATCTTTAGAAGGAATGCTTAAAAAAATCACAGAAGAATTAAACAAATAAAACAAACAGGCGGTGTAAAAGCCGCCTTTTTAACACTTAAAAAATGAATAGGACAGAAAAATTAAAGATTTTATTAGAGATTGAAGAGGCAAAGTTTAGCTTTTGGCAAAAAGCAAACGAAGCAGTATGGTCAAATCACTTTGGCGATGGATTAGAGTTTGAATCTATACGCAACAAAAACACGCATAACATAGAGATATGGGAAAAGTGCATTGACAGATTAAACGAACGATTTACTAAACAACTTAACACACTTAAATAAATAGATTATGACATCAGAAAAAATAATTTCAGAAATAGAAAATGCAATACTCAAAATACGCAGTAGCGAATATGGCATTCCATTACAAGAAGGAAAAGAACTTCGACCTTATGAATTTGGTTATGATCAATTTCAAAATCAAGAAATGCTTATTTTAGGAATGGAGCAATCAATAAGAATTGTTAAAGAACTAAATAAATAGATTATGAACCTTATAGATATGACAAAAGCTTCTTTAGTAAATAAATTGACAAGGTTAGATGTTTCGCTTTTTCGTAAAATCGGACTATTAGAAACAGGCAAGTATAAACACGAACCACCAAAGTTTAGAATTACATTAAAGCAAGTTTATGACAAGCTTGACAAAGAAGATATTATTCAATTAATAAATTTAAAAACGAAATAGATATGAAAGACACAATACTTGGCGCTTTATGCGTATGCAGCTTAATAGTTATGTTTTACTACACACTTTTAATTTTTGGATAATGAGAGGCGAAATAGATATATTCAACATTGAAGACGATATTGTAGAATTTGGAATACACGATACTTCATTTCGTGTTTGCATAGAACAAGAAACGTACTGGGTAGACGAAGCAGTAAGCTTCAATAGTTTTACAGACGAAATACAATACGAAGAACATCAAGAAACTACAACTTTTGTAAGAATGGATACTTTAGAATGTGAAGGCATTTTATACTATTCGAAAGAAGATATATGTTCAGAACTTGAACGAATTTTAAACGAAGACAAATAATATGATAGAACCATTTAAACTTGAATTTTGGGACAATTTCAACGATAGTCTATACTTTGACTATTTACTAAAACGTGAAGAAATGTTAAACACTTATAGAATTACTTACAAGACTTACAAAGGTAGTGACACAAGCGCACCTGTAAGCTATGCAATTAAATACATAAAGGCATACAACAGACACGACGCAATAAACGCTTTTAACTTGTGGAAAGGCTTGATCATTAAAGTAGAAATATGCGACTAATAGAAATAATTTATTGTGCAGTCATAACTTGGATATATGGAAGACTTAATTAAACAGGTGATAGAGAAAGACGGACTTGCCAGTAAAGAACGTTTTTCACCTTTAATAAACAAACGAATGTATATGTATACTATTATGCGTAAACACGGAATGAACTTTCAAAAGATAGGTTCGTTTTTTAATAGGAATCACGCTACGATCATACACGGCATAAAACGTTACAACGACTTAACAAAGTCTAAAGACGCAATGCTAAAAGTAGACATAGAAGAATACGAACAAATATTTGGTGAAATACCTGTACCGAAAGAACGTTACAATTTAGAAAAAGACGTAAGAAAAGCTACTACGATCACAGACTTAAACATAATAAAAAGAAGGTTAAACAATAATATGTACGAATGACACGACAAGAAAAACACGGAATAAGAGACATATACTTTAGTCAATGGATTCGTAGAAGTCTACCAGATAGTAGCACAGGTTTTAGCGTTAGCGACATAGACTTTATGTTATGGAATTGGAAAACAAAAAGCTTTGCACTTTTAGAGATTAAATGCAGAAATGTAGAACCAAGTGTAGGACAATACAAGATGATTAAAAACGTTCACAGGTGGATTAAAAAAGGTTTAGACGATAATTGGAAGTATTACGGTTATAATCTTATAACTTTTGAAGGTGACACTTTCGAAAATGGCAGAGTATATTTAAACAAAAAAGAAATAACAGAAAAAGAACTTATAAAATTTTTGAGTTTAGAATTTTAATTATATTTGCAATGTTGGTAGGACAATCAAAATTTTTAAGTGTTGCGTTAGTAAGTGTTCCTACCCACCGAAAGCGCGGCACTTTTTTTTTACAATAATTTATGGCAGAAAATAAAAAGTCTTTTGTTGCTTATGCAGATTGGAAAGAAACCTTTGACGCATTAAGTGACGAAAAAGCTGGAGAACTTATAAAACACATTTTTGCTTACGTTAATGACGAATCGCCTGTAAGTGAATGTATGTTAATCAATGCAGTATTTGCAAACATTAAACACACTTTAAAACGTGATCTTAAGAAATGGGAAAAGCAACACGTTCAACGAAAAGAAGCTGGGAAGAAAAGCGCTGAAGTACGTAAACGAAACGCAACGGTCGTCAACGGTCGTTCAATTTCGTCGACTGTAAGTGTAAGTGTAAGTGATAGTGTAAATGAAAAAGATATATATAGGAGCTTCGCTCATTTGTCTATGTCTGTTTCAGAGTTTAACAAGTTAGAAGCTGACTACGAAAAGAAAACTATTGATTCGTGTTTAGATAGCATAGAGAACTTTAAAAACAATAAGAAATACAAATCGCTATATTTGACTTGCAAGAATTGGTTGAAGAAAGAACAAACAAAACACGAACTAAAAACACTTAATAAATTTAAAGCACCGTGGGAATAGAAGGCTATAAGGTAACAGAAACAGGCGACATAATAGACAAAATATTTAAGCACAGAGATAACTACAATCAAAAAGGTAAGTATTTAGGTTGGAAAGGTTTAGACGAATTTTACAGTATGCAATTAGGCAACTGCACAGATTGGACAGGCTTCCCAATGTCTGGTAAAACACAAGTGCTTATGGAATGCTTATTGAATACAAGTAAGTTTTATGGTTGGAAACATCTTGTATACTTTCCAGACGTAGGCAACAACGTAGAAATAGTTGCAGACTTAATACACAAGCTTACAGGTAAAAGCTTCAATCCATTAGAAAACAATGTTATTAAAGATCGTGAAATCACAAATAGTTTAGATTGGATATTTGAACACTTCCACATACTAACAAAGAAAGACGTAAAAGCAAAAATGACACCGTTTCAATTTTACGACTATGCAGTAGAACTTAAACAAAAAAACGGACTACAAACTGCAAGTATAGATAGTTGGAAAGATATGTCGCACCCATACCACGACTACGGAGGTTACGCACAATATTTAGAAGTAGTGTTACCGTATAGAAACCAAATAGCAGAAGACAACGACTTACATTTACACACCATTATACACCCAAAGCTTACAGAAAAGGTAAACGGCAAAAGAAGTGTACCTTCACCGTATGACTTAAAAGGTGGTTCTGAATGGTTCAATTCTGGCAAATGTATGATAACGGTACACCGTGAAGACTTAAGCTACAACCAAGCAACTATAAACTTTAACAAAATAAAGCCGCGGTCTGCTGGTAAGATAGGTCAATTAATTTTGTGGTTCGATAAAGAAAAGTTTTTATATTATGAGCAAGACAATCCAGCACCAAATGTTTACATAAGAAAATTTGCACAAGAAAATGAATAGTTTAGAAATACTTAAAGCCAAGATCAACTTAAAAACTACCTTGATAAAGTTTAAGTCAAGTCTTGAAGAACTACGTGAAAAACACGAAGACAGAACAGATTTAATAAATTCTATGCAAGAAAGTGCAAACGACATAGAACACTTCCACAACGTTTTTTTACAGTTTGAAGACGAATACTATTTAGAATGTAAAGCGAACCTACGTAACCAAATTATAATAGCGCAACATAAACACGAAATAGACAAGCTAAAAGAAGAAATTAAAGACTTAAAATTAGAATTATGAAATGCCCACAATGCACAGAGCCAATAAAATGGCAAGAACAACACGAATACCAAGACTTTAATTTAGAAGGCGAAGGAATAATAAACGTACACTTTTGCACTAACATAGATTGTAACGTAGAAGAAGTTTACATATTTCAAAAAGACGATGCCACGTTGTAAAAACTGCAAAGAGAAATTTGAAGCAAAGCACTTTAACCAAAAATATTGCTTTAAGTCTGAATGCGTTAAAGTATGGGTACAAACTGCAAAGGTTAAGAACTGGAAGAAAGAAAAGAAGAAATTGAAAGAAGAACTTGAAACGGTGCAAAGCTTAACTAAAAAAGCACAACGTTATTTTAATTCGTTTATTCGTACACGTGATCAAAACAAAAACTGCATAAGCTGCAACACAATACTAACAGGTAAGTTTGACGCTGGACACTATTTTAGTAGTGGAACACATAAAGCGGTAACATTTGACGAAAGAAACGTACACGGTCAATGTGTGGCTTGTAACCAACATAAACACGGAAACTTACTAAACTATCAAATAGGCATAGAAAAACGAATAGGAGGCGAAGAACTTATAAGCCTACACGAAGAAGCACACAAAACACGAAAGTACACACGTGAAGAATTAAAAGACATTATAGAATTGTATAAACAAAAGGTAAAACATATACAATAAATCACTATATTTGTATACACAAACACTTAATATATTTACATTATGAAACATTTATTTAAAGCACTTGCAGCTTTTCAGCAAGAAGTAAAGCCTATATTCAAAGGCACAAAAGGTTATGGCTATTCTTATGCAGACTTGCCTACAATCTTCGACAAGATTAACCCGTTATTAGAGAAACACGGATTAGGATTTACACAACTAATTAACACACACGAAGAAGACAACTACTTAAACACTATTATCTTTCACGTAGAAAGCGGTGAGACGTTAGAATCAAACACACTTATACCACAAGTAAATCTTAAAAATATGAATGACTATCAAAGTTTTGGTAGTGGCGTGAGTTATTTTCGTCGTTACTGTATTTCAAGCTGCTTGGGATTAGTCACAGACAAAGACACAGACGCAGCTGGTGAACAAGTAAAAGTAGTTAAGAAAGAAAAGTTAAACACTAAACGTTTTGCAGATGCACTTATAGCAGTACAAGAAGGCAAGATTACGAAAGACAAACTAATAGACAAGTTTGCACTAACTAACGTTCAATCTAAAGCTTTAGAGTTATGTTGAAGATTAGATGTTCTTCCATTGGTAAAATAATGACCAATTCACGAAGTAAAACAGAAACGTTAAGTAAGACTTGCAAGACATACTTACAAGAACTTGCAATAGAAGAAATGTACGGTAAACGTAAAGAGTTTTCAAGTAGGTACACAGACAAAGGCAACGCAGTAGAAGACGAAGGTATCAAGCTATGTGAAAGCGTTTTAGACTTGGGATTTATGTACAAGAACGAAGAACAC